ATAATGTATGCTTTTGTCCGTAAGAAATAGGACATGGATCATTAACCCCATTTCAGGGAAAATGTAATACTCATTTGGCAAGAATGCCATGAGGGTAGGAACAGATCGACTCTGTTCTGTTTTTTTTCTTTTTTCTGTTCTTTCTGCTTTATATTTTTCTAGATTTACAATTTTATCATCATTCAAATTTAAACTCCCCGAAATCCTTTTTCGTTTTCTTTGAAGGTGTATCAAATACTGGAACATCTTCTATTTCTTCTTTACCAGTATCAACTAAATCTGACTGTGAAGCATCTCCTAAGTCAATAAGTCTCATTTTTGCTCTGTCAACTCCAACTAAAAATTTCTTATTTGAGGTAATATCACTATATCGATTTTTTAACTGTTTGATTAATATTTGTCCTGCTTCTTCTAAGTTTTCATTACTAATAATAGCAAACATAAAATCGGCAGTTGCGGGAAGTCCAAAACTCTCACTAGTATCTTCAAGACCAACATCTGTATTTTGAAACCCTGCTCTATTCGTTTGTGTAGCGGACATAATAGGAACATCAAATTCTACTGCTAATCCTCGAAGTTCTTCTGCAATCGATTTTATATAACTATACGAATTAACATATTGTCCTGGTCGAATTCTCGCTGAAGAACATATATTAATATAATCAACAAAAATTATATCTGGTTTAAAATTTCTCTTAAGATTTAGTTCATTCAATAATGCCCTAAAATGATTTGTACTCGCCGCAGCTGTAGGATATTCTTTAATAATTAATCGACCTTTAACCGTGCCCTTGAGGTCTTCCATTTTCTTTTCATACATCTTTTTAGGTAAACTGATCAAATCATCTAATCGAATATTTAACAAATTTGCATCTATTCTTTCCGCAATTCGTTCTTCTGACATTTCCAATGTAATATACAAAACATTATTACCCTGTGATAAAGCACTGGAACTAACATGACACATAAACAGAGATTTACCAACACCTGTTCCCGCAAGAGCAATGTTTAATGTTTTAGTAGATAATCCCCCTTGAGTAATTTTATTAAAAAAGTCAAGGTCGAAAGGAATTTTCTTTTCAGTCCTATGATAAAAAAGATAACGATCATCAGAATCCAAAAGGTAATCGTGGCCGACATGAGGATCAAAATTAACAGAAAGTGCATCGGTAAGCAACTCAGGGATCGCACCCTTGTCAGACTGAGATTTTTCGGGTTCATCCAATATTTTAATCGACTTGACAACGGCATTGTATATTGCTTTGTCTTGACAGAATTTTTCTGTTGTTTCCAATAACCATTGAGTATCCGGTTGCTCATTATTTTGCTCCTCTACATAAGTTAATAGGTCAGTTACATCCTCAAACTCTTCATTTTTTAATGATGTACCATCCAATTCAATAACTAATGCTTCTTTAGTAGGTAAATTATTGTATTTATTAATAAAAGAATCTATTTGTCCATACAACAATTTATCTGCATGTTCTACAAAATATTCTTTGCTGAGAAATGGTAAAACTTTTCTCGCATATTCTTCATTATGTAGTAGATTTTTTAGTATTATTGTCTCTATCCGCTGCTGCATGTTTGTCCATTTGTGTTTGTATAATTTCTATCACCCATTCACCCAATCGTTGCTCAAATGCTTGACCATCTTCATCTGAAATTTCGTGACCCAAATCATGTGGCGCAACTTCAAACTCATATTCATATTGACAAGCTATATCATCTCCCGTCAATTCCTGTTCTACTAATTTAAATGTTGTATATCTGACTACCGCACCATCAAATGGTGAATCATCCTGTACCATTATACACAAAGATTTATCTTCTGGATCATTTGGATTAGAACATTCTTTATATGGTTTATTCATTTTTGAATTCTTCCTCATCGTTTACCATAAAAATTCGTAAATTATCAATTAGGTCTTGATGTTTTTTTTCTAAAGTTTCCACCCTTTTTTCTAAGGCTTCAAACCTTTTAGGGTGCATTAAAAATTTATCCTTATCTTCTTCTGACATATTATCTTCTTTCTGCATCATCTATTTTTGGAAAATGATGAGCAATTTTTTCACTAGTTGCTTTAATGTAGGGATCATCAGACTTGCGCCTGTTCCTGCTGTGTATTTCATCTATATCTTTTATTGCATCATAACCCAACGGGTCAAGAATCATCTTCTGGTTCTCTCTCTGTATGTGTCTCCACACTAGCCTGTTGCCAGCTATTTCTTTCATTTTTACTCAGCTGATCCACCATAGAGAAAAACTTTCTTGGCGTGATCATTTAATTTATCGAGGATTTCTGGTGTAAAATACTTTTCAGGATCACTTAAAATTGCTTTACCAAATACCTTAGAACCATCCGGCATCTCATATCTTGTAGATACTTTAGTGAAGATTCCTGCGTCTTCTGCTAACTCAATGAGCCCGTAATATCTATTTAATCCTTGATCATATCGTAAGAGAACATCAACTTTTTTGTTTTCTTTAGTCAATCTAGATTTGAAATTTTTACAATGTATCACATTTCCTACAACATCTGTTCCTTCCTTCTCTTTTCTCTTGGAAAGAAATATAATAGTTGAAGCAGCATATTGTAAGCCACTACCACCACCCATTACATCAGTTGGAAACATTGTACCCATTTGTTTGTATGTGTGATTAGTTACAAGTAACGGAATTCCTGCTTTTCCCAGCTTGAGGGTTAATACACGGAAAGAACCTTTAACTAATTGAGCCCTTGTCATATCTTTAGTTTCTTTACCTTCAGAAATATCACCAACTTCCTTTGTTGTTGATAACATTCCTAGAGAATCCAAACACATCATAATTGGTCTATCTTCTGTATGATTTTCAACTACTTTAACTGCCTGATGAGTAAATTCTTGAATTGTGGTGACAGGGAGAATTATCATTCGTTTTGAATCGATCCCCCTTTCTTCAATCATGTCTTTAGTGAGAGCAGATTCAGACTCAAAATAAAGAACACCACCGCTAGGATTATCTGTAAGAAACTGTTTGACCATACCCAATGCAAAGAATGTTTTGCCAGTAGCAGTTTCTCCTGCCAATGCTGTAATTTTGTTAGAGGGGATTCCTCCATAAATATCTCCTGAAACTAATGCGTTTAAAATATAACTTCCTGTATCTACATGTCCAGTAACATCACCTGCTTCAACTCCATCCGAAACTTTTGCAGCAAATTCATTACCGGTTACTTTTAATAAATCATCTAAAAAATCGCTCATTATTTTCCTTTATAATCATCTATTATTTCTAAAATATGGTGCCCATCTTCTCTTACATGTTGAGCAAATTCATTAGCTTCACTCCAACTATTAAAAGTCATAATTGATATTGATTCGGGAATAATATCTACTGAATGATTTTTATTTTCAAATGTTGCAGAATTCTGTCTTTCTGCTCGCCGTTGTTTGTATGTCTTTTGTGCATACCGTACTATTATACTTCCTGCCATGTTACCTCCATTATACACTATATAAAGAAATTGTCAAGACTTGAACGCCGTTCAGTATCCCACCCAATTACATCTAATACACCTTTCAATGGCTCCACAAAAGCCTTTTCAAATTGTGTATCATAATCTATATATTTTTCTAACTCAAATTCTCTTGGTAAATTATCTAATATAGAAATTACTTTATCACCCGCCGGATTCGGATCTTTAAGATAGGCAAATTTAACCTTTTCTCCTTCTTTTATAGTGGGATATTTTCTTGTTAATTTCTGAGATTTGAGCATGTGATTATAAATTAAAGAACCCTTTACATGAATTGGGGTTGACTTTTTATAAATCGCAGAAGAATCTTTATACTTTTTTAAGCCATTAACGGATCTTGGAAATGCTATCTTTTCCATATCTAAATTAAAAAACTTTTCTTTAAACGTTTCAATATACGCAATTACCTCATCTTCTGTACCTGAAATAATAATATTAAAAATTTCTCTCAATGAATCTCTACATGCTTGTGGTGTAGAACTTTTAATTGCTTCAATACCCACAATCTTTAATTTGGGTTCTTCATATCGAACACCCTCAGAATCATGAACGTTCAGAATATAATGTTTCTTCGCTGTCCAAATACCTGCATCAGCAATGACTTCACGTTTCATGACCATCTTTTGTTGATAGGCATTTACATACTCGGCTAATTCGTTGTACGCCTTCTCAATGACTACTTCTATTCTTCCACAAACCTTATCTAAAAATTTGATGATTTTATCTGTATCAGTAAGACCAACTTTAGTAACAAGATCATCAAGACAAACATATAAAGAATCAGTATCCATAGCAACAATATAATCCTTATTCACAGCAGATAATGTAGTGTTTAAGTAATTATTCACAGCATTTTCTGCCCATTGAACAGATAATTGACCCGCAACAGAAACTGCTTCAGCATTTCGTTCATCATAATAACGAAACCATTGATTACCCATTGCACCATATGCTGAATTAAGTGCAATCTTTAAGTTTTGTTGAAAATTATAATAATGTGATAATTTATTTGGATCAGCGTTTCTTCCCTTTTTCTGTTCTTCTATCATCAACTTCTTGTATTTGACTCTATCATCATACATACTTTCCATTAATTTAGGAAGAAACCCTTGTTTATCTTTACGATAAACCGATCCATTCGGAGTAACCGTTACATTCTTTTCTTTCCAAAGTGAAGTATTAAACTCTTTATTCAACAATCCTTCTACACCAATATCATCCTGCCATGTACCAAGAATAGTTTCTGGAGAAATGTTATATTGCATAATCAAATGTGGATATAGACTATTCAAGTCAAAACTAACTATCCAATTATGTCTACCTTTTTGTGGTGCCTTTACATAAGCACCTTCATACATATCCCCTTTACGTTCTCTTCTCTTTTGAGGAATTACAGTTTTTTCTTTCAAAAGATGATTGTAAATAATACAATCCCACATTCTTGTCTGTGCAAATACATCTGTGAAGTTACATTTTGAAAGATATGCAAGTGACATAATCAATTCTAAAAGTTTCATCTTCTTTTCAAGACGGTCAACTAACAGTACATCTTGAATATTGTATTCAATGAACTTTTGATAATCTGTCCTATACAATTCATGAAGAGTTGCTACTTCAGAATAATCTAATTTATTTTGTCCTAATTCAACATGAGCGACATGATCTAGCCGATAAGATTCATGATTCTTGAAGGTAAATTTCTTAAAGGCGTCCATGTAATCAAGTTCTGAAACACCATATATTTCATATGTCTGAACTTCCTTACCACCCATACCGAAAATCTTTTGTTCTTTGACAAATCCCCACGGCGAGAGTTTCTTCACCCATGATTCACTTAAAACACTACGAATTCTATTAACCAAATATGGAGTATCAAATGTTTTGGTATTCCAACCAGTAATTACATGAGGACAATTCTGCTGCCAATACATCACAAACTGCTCTAGTAATTGTCGTTCATCACCACACTTATTGTATGTAATATTTTCTTTATCATTCTGAAATTCTGAACACCCCCAAACTTGAATATCATCATCTATCTTAATTGTAATTGCTGTGACTTCTTCATTGGCATATAGAGGATCTGGAAAACCATGTTCTGAAGCAACTTCAATATCAAGAAACATTACCTTGATATGTTCAAAATTGTAATTAATAATTTCAGGATATGTTTCTGCAATATAAGAATAATTGTAGTTAGTATGACCGTAGATTTTCATATTTTCTACGCCTTCATACTTCTTCATTGCCGCACGGGTTTCTTTGATAGTTCCCCATTGAACGGGGCCTACTGGCTTATCTTCAAGAGTTCGCCAATCGGTTTTAGTTGTGGTAGGAATATATAAGGTAGGTTTGAATTCATGCTTTTCATCAAAGGGAAGTCCATCTTCGATTCCCCGCTCAAAAATGTAATTTCCGAGACATACTACATTAGTGTAAAATTTAGACATTTATTTTTTCGACTAAATAACGAAACCATTTTTGTAAGTGGTTTTTCCATTTACTACTAACGCAGTTGTTATTTTCCGTCTGTTTGTTCCGTCTTTTTTGTATGAACAATGTATCCACCCCGAATTTGGTTGACCTTTATGATAAAATTCCAGTATGATTTGATCCCAATCAAGATTTTTGGTAATCCATTTTGCAACTTCTGGATTAGCTGTTCCTAATTGTTCAAAATCAACTGCTTCACCATTACAATGCTGAGAGGTTTTGGACCCGCCGACTTTAGTGTTCAAAGTGGGTGATCTGTACCCGCTATTCACCGTAATGACACCAAAATGTTCTCTTACAGGTTGTAAAATTTCATGTGTTACTACTGTAAGACTGACTAGATGTTCTTTTGATGGTTCGTTTGATATTCCAAACCTTTCGGCAGTAGGACTTTTAGTCAATTCACTAAGCCAAAAATTCTTTGATATTCTCATAATATTTTTTATTTGTTAAGTTGTTTTATTTTAGGCATTGCGCGAGAACCAAACCAAAAACTAATGATAGCTGCAAATAATGCTTCGGTTTGTTCATCCCATATAACATCAAGGGTTGCGTTTAAATCTCCACCCTTGCTAATGGTATCCCATACTAATGTAATTTTAACACCTATAAATGTTAAGAAAAAAACATAAGTTATAAATGGTCTTACAAATGCTCGCAATGAATTTATAAATCCACCCTGTTTACCTAGTGCTATGTCATGTTCAATAAGGGATTTTTGTTCTTCTACGGCGGCTTTTGTTTCCATTAACTTTATGTCTAAGTCAACGCCTTTTTCTTTCGCCGCCAATTGGAGTTTAAACATCTCCACTTTGGATTTTTGATCTTCTTTTTCTTTGAACGCGTCTATTATGCTAGGTACTGCTGATCCAGCGAACCCTAATAGACTTCCCAAAATTGTAAGCATTATATCCTTTTATAATTATTCACTGCAACATTGTTCTTCTGTGCATTCACATGGATCACAAGTACAATTTTCATTTTTACAATGTTCGTTATTACACATTTTTTTCTCCTAATGTGAGTTTTTGTTTCTGTAATATATA